AGCTAAGATGTTAGTTAAACCTGATAACTGGAAATTTTTTAATCAACCTCCTGCTATGTTAGAAATTAAAAATACAGAAAATGAAATAGATGGTTATGATATGAATACAAAATCTGAAAACCAAAGTAACCTTACAGAAAATTATTATAAAAATATTATACGAGGTAAAACTAAATCTTGGATTGATGTTTATGTTTTAAACAAACTAGGACAAGTAGAAGATGGCAAACCTGTTTATGAACAGTTTAATGAACAAGTCCATGTAGCTAAAGGTGATCTAGCTATTGCAGATGGTGTTCCAATATTTGTAGGAATAGATTTTGGATTAACACCAGCTTGTGTATTTGCACAAAGGATTAGAAGTAGATGGGTAGTTATAGATGAATTAGTTGCAGAAGATATGGGTATATTAAAATTTTCTGATTTACTAAAACAAGAAATGTCTAAATATTTACCAAGAGATTTTTATATATTTGGTGATCCAGCAGGAGATCACAGAGTACAAACAGATGAATCAACACCATTTCAAATCTTAAGAGGTAAAGGTATTCATGCAAGACCAGCACCATCTAATGATGTGTTAATAAGATTAGAATCTGTTAATGCAGTATTATCAAGAATGGTAGATGGTGAATCAGGAATACTAATTGATCCTAAATGTAATAATTTAATTAGAGGTTTTGCAGGTGGTTATCACTATAGAAGACTCCAAGTGTCAGGAGAACGATATGATGAAAAACCAAATAAGAATAGATTTTCTCATATACATGATGCTCTCCAATATTTGCTATTAGGAGCAGGAGAGGGAAGAGCATTGACTATTGGTAAGAAATCAAATAAACCTATAGTTGCTAAAAGAAACTTTAATGTATTTGATGTTAAACCAAAAAGTGTATATGAAAGGAGAAGATAACTATGTGTGCAGGCCCATTTAAACCTAGTCCTCCACCACCTCCACCTCCAATGCCAGAAGAGGAGAGTGTAAGACAGCAACGAGAAAGACTAAGAAAACAAGAACAATCTGATCGTTCAAAATTAAAACAACAACAGTTTGAAGAAAGAGTTGCGGCTTATACTGGACAAAGAGGTAGAAGATCACTACTTACAGGTAGAAGAGGCGGACAGGGATTTAATGTAAATGTATCATTAATGTCTAAAGATACTTTAGGAGCATAATGGTCGTTGAAGTTAAACCACAATTATTAGATTCAGAAGCATCTCAATATGATGTTCGTGGTCTTCTTAAAAGATATACCCATGCAAAAGCTATAAAAGATTTATGGCTTCCAACATTTGAAGAATGTTATGAATACGCTTTGCCACAAAGAGAATCTTTCTATACTGAAAGTATTGGTAGAAGAAGAACAGATCGTATCTTTGATGAAACCGCAGTAGTAGGTGTACAAGAGTTTGCATCAAGATTACAGTCAGGTATAGTTCCTAACTATGCTAGATGGGCAGACTTTATAGCAGGTACAGAAGTTCCAAAACAAGATAGAAAAGAAGTTGATTTGTTACTAGATGAAGTAACAGAATATGTTTTTGAAATATTACAAAACTCAAACTTCTCTCAAGAAGTTCATGAAACATTTTTAGATTGTGCAGTAGGCACAGGAATCCTTTTAGTAGAAGAGGGAGATGCTGTTCAACCAGTTAGATTTAAAGCAATCCCATTACCACAAATAGTTTTAGATGCAGGTTATGATGACAGGGTAGATCATATCTTTAGAAAAAGAATGATCCGAATGAAAGAAATACAATACGCATATCCAAACTCTACTATGTCTGAAAAGATGAAAATGGATATGGATAAAACACCTGATAGAGAATGTGAGATTATAGAAATAGTTTATAGAGATTATAGAAATACAAAAGAAGAAGAATATAAATTTTGTGCAATAGCTAGTGCATATGAACATAAATTAATTGAACAAACTTTTAAAGGTTCAGGTTCTAATCCTTATATTATTTATAGATGGAGTAAATGTGCAGGTGAAGTTTATGGAAGAGGCCCACTTCAATTAGCACTACCAGCAATTAAAACTGCAAACTTAGTTATAGAATTAATTTTAGAAAATGCACAAATGTCTATCTCAGGAATGTATCAAGTAGAAGATGATGGTGTAATCAATGTAGATAATATTTCTTTAATTCCAGGCACAATCATTCCTAAAGCGGCTGGATCATCAGGACTACAACCAATAGCACCAGCAGGTAATTTTAATGTAAGTGATTTGGTTCTTAGAGATATGAGAACTAATATTAAAAAAGCATTATACAATGATATGTTAGGTACACCTAATGAGAAAACACCTATGTCTGCAACAGAAGTTGCTGAAAGAATGGCTGATCTATCAAGACAAATTGGTGCGGCATTTGGTAGATTACAGGCAGAATTAGTTAATCCAGTTTTACAAAGAGTAGTTTATATTCTTAGAAAACAAGGAAGAATAAAAATACCTGTAGTAAATGGTAGAGAAATAAAAATCAAATCTTCTTCACCATTAGCACAAGCACAACATCAACAAGATGTAGCAACAGTAGATAGATTCTTGGCTATGGTACAAGCTAGAGTTGGCCCACAATTGTTAAATATTTTAGTTAAACAAGATGAGGCGGCTAAATATGTTGCTAAAAAATTAGGAGTGCCTGAAGAATTAATTAGGTCGCAAGAAGAAATGCAAGAAGCGGCACAAAATTTTCAACAGATGATGGCACAACAACAAGGTCAAGGAATGGGTGGACAAGGAGAACCACAATAATGAAAGACTTGTTATGCATAAATCTGTACTTGTAATAAGCGATCTTCATATCCCTTATCATCATAAAGATGCTTTTAAGTTTCTTAAAGCAATTAAAAAAGAATTTAAACCTGATACAATAATTAATATTGGTGATCTATTAGACTTTCATGCAATCTCTATGCATGAACATAATCCTGATTTACCAAGTGCAGGATATGAATTAGACATAGCAAGAGAGTATGTTAAAGAATTAGAAAATATATTTCCTGTAGTTACAGAAGTAGATTCAAATCATAGTAGTTTAGTTTATAGAAGAGCATTAAAGTTTGGAATGTCAAAACAATTTCTTAAACCTTATGGAGATTTCTTAGGAACTCGTAAATGGAAATGGATTGATGATTTAACTTTAACATTAAGTAATGGAAAAAAATGTTTCTTTACTCATGGAAGATCAGCAGATATTTTAAAAGTTTCACAAACAATGGGTATGTCAGCAGTACAAGGACATTATCATACTAAATTTGTCATATCATATTGGGCAAATCCTGATGATATATTCTTTGGTATGAATGTAGGTTGTCTTATAAATCAAAAGTCACTTGCTTTTTCATACGCAAAAAATTTTCGTACAAGATTTATTATTGGATGTGGAATAATACTAAATGGAATACCAAGATTACTTCCTATGGTATTAGATAAAAAAGGTAACTGGATAGGAGAAATAGTATGAGCGATAAAATAAATCCTGAGTATTATCAGGCTGGTAAATGTACCTGCGGTAAAACATTACAAACTTATGACTATGTAAGACATCTTCCTTATGCAGATGCAACAGCTATTAAGTATATAACTAGACATAGATTAAAAGGTGGTGCAACTGATATTAGAAAAGCAATTTGGTTTCTAAAAGCTATATTGAAAGATGAGTACAAAGAAACTGAGTAAGCCAATTGTTGTTGGTGATAAACGATATTATAAATATCTTATCATATGGGAAGACATTGTTGGCGATTCAACAATATCAAACTATGATGAGTTTTGTAATATGAATTGTGCTTTAATACACACAGAAGCATATATATTTAACAAAACACCAAAGTATGTTTTATCTTTTGGTAGTTATCAAAATGAGGGAGGAGAGGTAGGATTTGGGGATAGAAATATTTACCCTAGAAGTGTTATCAAAAAGATGATAAGGATATAGAATGAAATCAGAACAAAATAAAGCCCTGATTGGATTGGATAACTTTAAACGAGGTTCTGAAGAAGAGCAAAAACTAAACACAATATTTGAGTCTGTTTTTACTTCTCCAAATGGTGCGTTAGTTCTCCAATACTTAAGGCAAATAACAATAGAAACTGTTGCTGGATCAGAAGTATCTGACAACACTCTAAGACATTTAGAGGGTCAAAGATATATCGTAGGCTTAATTCAGCGAAGAGTTAATAAAGGTAAAAGCCAAAAAATAGTAAAGGAGAAAATGAATGAGTAGTGAACAAATACAAGAAGCACCTAAGACAGAAGAAGTAGCACAACAACCACAAGAGAATGTTTCACAAGAAACAACTCAACAACCAGCTACTACTACTGAACCTGTAACTAGACCTGAGTATATTCCTGAAAAGTTTTGGAATACAGAACAAGGTACAGTTAATATGGAAGAGTTTGGTAAATCATATACTAACCTAGAAAAATATGTAGGTGGTAAAAGAGATGAGTTAAGAGATCAGATTGTAGATGAATTGCAACAAGAAGCAATTGCTGAAAGACCTGAATCAATTGACAAATATGAATTACCTAAGTTACCTGATGGAGTTACTGAAGAAATAGTAAATACAAATCCAATGACAGAATGGTGGAGAAACTTCTGTTATGAGAATGCATATGACCAAGAAGTATTCCAAGATGGAGTAAATAAATATGTTGATATGTATGTAGGTAACCAAGTTAATATTAATAGTGAAAAAGAAAAACTAGGAGAAAATGCTGATGCAAGAATAGATGCAGTTAATAGTTGGGCATCAACAATGTTCTCTCCTGAACAATATGAAGCTGTATCAGCAACACTTGGACAATCAGCAGATGGAATAGAAGCATTAGAAAAAATGATGAATATGAATAAACAAACTATTTCTAATGCACAAAACTATACACAACCTGAAAGACCATTAACTTTAAATGATGTTCGATCTATGATGAAAGATAGAAGATACTTTGATCCAAAAGAAAGAGATGAATCTTATGTGAGAAAAGTTGATGAGGCTTTCTCAAGATTGTATCGTGGATAAATTAATTGTAGAAAAAACAATACCCGATCATTGTTTTGATCTTGCCCCTAGACTTAAATCTATTGATAGATATGAATTAGGAGTTTGGGGGCTTGATCCATTACAAGCATTACTACAACCATTTAGATATACACGATCTAATGTACATTCATTCACAATATTAACCGAATCTAAACAAGAAGTTGTTGCAATATTTGGTGCTGTACCTGTTAGACATAACCATAAAATCGGCACAATTTGGTTCTTATCCTCAGATTTATTAGATAAAAATTACTTATATTTCCTTAAAAGAAACAAGAAATGGCTTAGATATTTAGAAGAAAACTATATATTTTTGTCCAATTATATAACAGAAGAACATACTAGAAGCATTAAATGGTTAAAATGGCAAGGCTTTAAATTTTCTAAACCTGTACTTGTAAAAAATGTTAAAGTGTTGTATTTCTATAAACGAATACAAAATTGTATTCAAAATGGAATGCAACCTGTTTTGAATGAAATCGGCCCAGTCTGGAGAACCGAGTTAAGCCAAAAGAGATAATTGCTTAATTAATAACAACAACAAAAAAGGAGGCAACTATGAGTACATCTATTTCAACTGCCTTTATTAAGCAGTTCGAATCTGAAGTTCATATGGCTTATCAGCGTATGGGTTCGAAATTGCGTAATACTGTAAGGCAAGTAAATAATGTAACTGGTAACCAAGCGAGATTCCAAAAAGTAGGAACTGGTTCTGCTGTGTCTAAAGCTAGACACGCTCAAGTTCCAACTATGGACATATCGCACTCAACTGTTGATGTTACACTTTCAGACTTCTATGCGGCTGATTATGTAGATCGTTTAGATGAATTGAAAACTAACATTGACGAAAGACAAGTCCTATCGCAATCTGCGGCGGCGGCTTTGGGTAGAAAAACTGACCAAACTATCATTGATGTTTTGGATGCAGGTTCTAACTCAAACAATATCGCACATGGTTCGGCTGGACTTACATTAGCTAAATCATTAAGTGTTTATGAAGCATTTGGTGAAGCTGATGTTCCTGATGATGGACAAAGATACTTTGTCGTATCTCCTGCTGGATGGGCTGATTTATTATCAATCGATCAGTTCTCAAGAATGGAGTATGTCGGCGAAGCAGACTTGCCATATGCAGGTGGTCTAACAGCTAAAAGATGGCTTGGGTTTATGTGGTTCACACATTCAGGTTTAACTATATCTGGAACAACTAGAGAGTGTCACGCATTTCACAGAAGTGCTGTAGGTACTGCTATGGGTTCTGATATAAGAACTGAAATCAACTACATACCTGAGAAAGTCAGTAACTTAATAACTTCGTACATGAGTTTGGGATCAGTAATGATCGATAACAATGGTGCGATAAAAGTACAAATAACAGAATAGGAGAACAAATATGGCTTATTCAGCATCTAACTTAAAAAAAGTAGCTGGTGGTTCAACAAGTATCTTCTATTATGATACTGCTGACGCTATCGCTACTGTTGTTGCAAGTGGTTACTTCAACAATGCGTATCTTGAAGTTAAGCAACACGATATTATTATCTGTGTTTCTTCAACTGGAGGT